GCGGCGGTATGACACCGCCGCCAAGCTCGGCAAGGTTGGATTGTGCGGCACCCTCTGCGGCTAAAAAACAACCTAAGCCTTGGTTGTCGGCTCCGCATGAACCGAGGGAGGATGAAGTCAGGATTACAAAAAGTTTTAAGATTGATTTCACGGACCCGATTTTTAAGCCGTATGCCCGCGCCGACCAAACGGTTCGGATCGGGCTTGAAAGCTGGTTGAAGAAAAACAAAATGGGGTGTTCGGTTGAAAAGAAGTGGCTATGCAAGCAAATTGTCGCCTTTTCCCGAAATCAGGGGAAATTAGGGGTTTTGCTGGGAAGTGACCCGCCGGATTAGCCTTTGATTTTGCTTGAAATTAATATCAAAACGTTAATTTTAAGGGGTTTTCTGAATCGATATTACGCGCGAAAGCAATTTTTGCCGGAGGCGGGGCAAGATGAAAAGATGCCGCTGAGGCTTGAAATGAAAGGGTTTGAGGATGATTAGAAACATAAAAAGCGTTGACGATGTAAAAGTCAATCTTGAAAAGTATTTTGAAGTTATGCGCTGGCTTCCTGACATCCAACGTCCGCGCTGCAAAACGACGGATTTTTACCGGGTCGCAATTCCTCCGGTCAATGAAGAAGATGCGCTGTATATGCGTCCCGATATTAGCAGCCGCGATATTTCGGAAGCTTGGTATATTGACGAACATTGGATGTCGCCGCCGTTGATTTATCCGAATGAGTATGTCTTTTTGCGGGATTTCCTGTCCGGATTACCGCGGAAAGAACTGGCTTATCGGTATAGTCCGAACAAAAGAGACCGCAAATATGTTTATCGTTGGGCGGAACGGTTATTGAAAAGAATATTTGATGCCGTGAAAACCTGTTAAATCTCTTTTGTCTAAAGTGCCACACTTTGCCACACTTTTGAATGGGACATTTTCGGCTTTTTATGTTAGTAATTTTGCTATAATAGCTTTTTAGTATGCGTCCCGAAGTTCTTGCCCTTCGGGATTCTATAGTGGGATAGAGCAGATGGCAGCTCGCTTGGCTCATAACCAAGAGGTCGGAGGTTCAAGTCCTTCTCCCGCAACCAAGGCGAAAGAGAGTAATCCGGGATAATCTCTTACGAAAAGCCTAGCCCGGCGGACGTTTTGAAAGGTATGCGACCGATTAAGCTGTAACCTTGGTGAGAATTCCGTCTGCTTGCCCCTAGGAAACAAGAACGGCGCTTTTTAGGTTTGTGCGATAACAAACCTTTTTTTAGATTGATTATTATGATTCTTGATATTATTCTAACAAAAAAATTTAATAGAACTGTAATTTAATATGAACTTCGATTTTACTAACCTTTTACATTTTGATAGCGGCAGTGTTGAACAGCATAATATTATAGATCCATTGATAAAACTTTGCCTCTATATAACTCCGGCGTTGTTTCTTTTTTTATGGTTGGGTTATGGCGTTATAGCTGTTGTTATTCTTTGCTTGATTATAATTTTTATAATAGGCTGTTATTTTTATTGTTTGCTTAAGATGCCTGAAAGATTACAAACAGAAAAGTATCTATTAGAATCTAGGAGAATGGAATTTCAATATAATACTAAAAATGGCTATAATCCTTCAAATTATGAGGAACTCATAGAAATTGCTCCAGAAGGAACGAAGTTACTTCCATTAACTCATGATGAAGAGGAGAAAGTATAATGGCGGTGTTCTATATTCTGTCAATTGATAATCAGGGGAAATTCAACCCAGACAAACTTAAAGAAAAATTAGACTTATCTTTGGATTGGATAAAAATTATGCCTAATATTTTTATTTTAAAATCCACGTCAAAAAAAGAGAAATGGTATGATAGACTAAAACCAGTTTTAGATGATAGTAAGTTTTTTCTTGCTGAAGTCAACTTAGATAATAAAACAGGGTGGCTGTCAAAATGGACATGGGATTGGATGAAAAAAAATAAATAAAGAACAAATTAGCATGAAACCGCCTCTTTGGCGGTTTTTTTATGAGGTTGACAATGGTTAAGATGAAAAAAGAAAAAGCTGCGGCCGCTGTTCAGCCGGAAAAGAAAAAGGCCAAACCTGCGGAGATGATAAGCGAGCCTGCCTTTGTTGATAAGTTTCATTTGCTGTGCAAAGGCGGCCGCCCGCCGGCTTTTAAGTCTGCGGAAGAAATGGCTGAGAAGGCAACAGCTTATTTCACGGAAAAAGAAAATGCCATTATCTTCTATACCAAAGACGGTATTCCGATTTACGGACAAGGTTCAATCAGCGTGAAGGGCGTATGCGATTATATGGGTATTACCAACCAGACTTTGAACGAATACGGCAAAAAGAAAGAATATGAATATACGGTTACCCGTATCAAACAGATTTGCGAGGTTTATTTAATTGATAGGTGCAATCTGAGCAAAGACCACAAAGCCGACTGGATCCTGCAAAACTGCTTTGATGGCTGGAAAACAGAAACAACGACCAAACTTATCAATGACGAGCCGACGGCAGAGCGGCTTAAAAAGTTTTTAACCAAAAAGAAAAAAGGCAGTAAAACAGCCAAAAAATAAGGATGAGAAATGAACAGCGAGTATGAAGAGCAATTGGCCGAGGCGATGGCCGAATGTTCCGACGACCCGTATGCCTTTGTTATGCTGGCTTTTCCGTGGGGCGAAGGAACGCTGGAGAACCAAAAGCCGGAAGAATGGCAAGTTCAGATACTCAAAGATATTAGAGATAACTTGTTAACCGTTGAAGAGGCGTTGAAGTTTGCGGTGGCATCCGGGCATGGTATCGGTAAATCGGCATTGGTGGCATGGTTGGTTTTGTGGGCGTTGTGCACTTTCCCCGAAACGCGAGGAATTGTAACAGCTAATACTGATACGCAGCTTCGCAATAAAACTTGGCCCGAGGTTCGGAAATGGTATAACCTCTGCATTTGCAAACATTGGTTTACAATGACCGCAACCAGTATATTTTCATGTGATGAGCGCTATAAGCAATCGTGGCGCGTCGATTTAATCCCATGGAGCAAGCATAATCCTGACGCTTTTGCCGGTTTGCACAACCAAGGCAAGCGAATTTTGGTGGTTTTTGATGAGGCTTCGCAGATTTGGGATAAAATCTGGGAGGTTACGGAAGGCGCTCTGACCGACCAAGGTACGCAAATTTTATGGGTTGCTTTTGGAAATCCGACCCAAAATACCGGCAATTTTTATGAATGTTTCCATAAAAACCGGGATTATTGGGACACAAGGCAGATTGACAGCCGGACGGTCAGCTTTACCAATAAAAAGCAGATTGCTAAATGGATTGAACAATACGGCGAGGATTCGGACTTTGTCAAAGTCCGTGTTCGCGGCGTGTTTCCGTCGGCCTCAACCAATCAGATGTTTAGCGAGGCTTTAATTAAGGCAGCGCAGGAGCGGGAGAGCTTTGACAATCAGTTTGAACCGTTGCTGATGATGGTTGATGTCAGCCGTTTCGGCGATGACCAAAGCGTTGTCCGTTTCCGCCAAGGTCGCAATGCCCGGGATTTTCCGGTGCATCGGTTTGAGAAATTGCGTTTACCTGTTTTAGCGAAAGAGGTCGCAAAATTGGCAGATTTCTACCAACCGGACGCTATTTTTATTGATGGCGGCGGTGTTGGCGGTGGTTGCGTCGACGAGTTGGTTTTAATGGGGTACCCAGTTATTGAGGTAACTTTTGGTGAGAGGGACACTTTGGATCAGCCCGACCGTTACGTAAACAAACGGGCGGAAATGTACGATGCATTGCATGAATGGATGACGAAAGGCGGCGCGATTGATGATGACGAAGACTTAAAGAATGACTTAATGGCTATTCAATACTTTTTCAAAGACAGCAAAAAGCAACTGATGTCCAAAGAAGACATGAAAGCCTGCGGATTGCCGTCGCCGGATGATGCGGACGCGCTGGCGATGTCGTTTTATTGTCCGGTTCAGAAAAAAAACAAGGGGAGCATTAAAAGCTCCCCTTCTTCGTATCAACAACAGTCTGAAAGTTATGACTGGAGCAAACTTTAAGGAGAAAAGGAATGTGTGGCGGAAGTGTTGGTGATATTTTTAGCGATGCGGTTTCGGCAGTATCATTGGGAACGGTTAAGTTAAAAGGAGATAAGCCAAAAACGGTTATTTCTCCGTCAACATACAGCAATGACCCCAAAGAAGCTGATGAAAAGGCAGTTAAGGCCAGAGAAGATGCCAAGAAAAAAGCTCAGCAGATGCTGGGAAGAAAATCCACGATTTTAACCGGCTCTGAGGGGCTTACCACTCAGGCTCAAACCGTAAAGAAAACTTTGTTGGGAAGTTAAGCGAATGATAGATAAACGGAAGTTGCGGCAAAAGCTGGACCGGATTCATACAGCTTTATACGATGAGTATAAAGACTGGGAACCGGGGTGGAAAAAAGTGGCGGAACTGTCCCGTTCTTTTCGGGGCAAGTTTTTTAATGAGACGAATAAGCAGTTTTTGCGCCGCAGTGATGATATTGTTGACAATATTCTTAATGATTGTGCCAATGTTCTGGCTGCCGGCCTGCAATCCGGTCTGACAAACCCGACAACCCGTTGGTTCAAGTTTAAGCTGCGTGATACCGACCTGATGGAATTTAAGCCGGTTAAAGAATGGCTTTATCAGGTAGAGAATATTATTTTTGAGATTTTGCTTAAGTCAAACTTTTATAAGCTTTCACCGTTGGCTTATAAAGAAATGGGTTTGTTCGGTCAGCCTTGCATGCTGCAGGAAGAAAATGTGCGGACAATTACGCACTTTCATTTGTTTACCATTGGTGAATATATGCTGGCGGCAAACGATGATGGTATTGTGGACACCTTTGTTCATCCGTTTTCGATGACAACCCATCAGCTTGTGGCTAAGTTTGGCTATGATAATTTGCCGAGAACAATTCGTCAGTCTTATGATAACAGCCAGATTTTGGTCAGACATAACGTTGTCCATGAAATTATGCCGAATTTTATGATGAATAAAGGCAAGATGGATGCCAAAAACAAGCCGTATCTGTCCGTTTATTATTTGCAGGATTTTCGAGAAGATGACGGGATTTTGCGAATTTCGGGCTTTGACGGTTTTCCGGCAAGAACACCGCGCTGGGAACCCCTGAGCGGTGAAGTCTATGCGATTGCTCCGGCAATGAACGGCATGGGTATGGCAAAATCTTTGCAGAAATGGCATCTGACCCGGCATTATGGCGTTGACATGCAGGTCAAGCCGCCGATAAACGTGCCGTCTGATATGTATGACAACGGTAAAAAGCCAAGTTTAATTCCCGGCGGCATTAATCCGTACAATTCTCGCAAAGGTGATAATAAAGTAACCCCGACAATGAATGTCAATATTGACCTGTCGGGGATTAATTTATCTATTGCAGATGCCAAAAATGACATCAAAACCGCGATGCTTTATAATTTGTTTAATGCCGTCTTGAACTCTGATAAACGCATGACGGCGACAGAGGTCGAAAAAGTCAGCAGCGAACAGATGGTGCAGCTGGGGCCGGTGCTTAATAATATTACCGGAGAGTTTTTGTCGCCGACGATTACGACAACCTATCAATATGCCTATAAAATGGGGGCATTGCCTCCGCCGCCTCCCGAACTGGAAGGCATGGAACTGGAAATTGAGTATATTTCTATGCTGACAATGGCTCAGAAATCGGTTGAACTCTCGGCAGAGCTTGATTTCACGCAGTTTGTCGGCATGGTTTCTTCTTATGAGCCGAATGCTAAGAAAAAACTGAATGTCTATAAATTGATTGACGATTATGCCGATAAGCGCGGCGTCAATCCGACAATCGTCAATTCTAATGATGAAGTGGCGGAAATGGACAAGGCTGAGGCGGCTCAACAACAGCAGATGCAACAGCTGGCAATGGCTAAACAAATGCTTGAGGGCGCCAAAACCCTTCATGACATATCCGGTTCCGGAAATGGGGGTGTTTGATGTTTTTTGAAGATGATGAGGAAAAACAGCCGGACGCCGCGCCGGAACTGGAGTATCAGAATTTTCTCGATGATTTGAGAGAAGTAACCAAAACGCCGGCCGGAAAGCGGGTGTTCTGGAAATTGCTTGAATATGCCGGTATTCATCACAGCGTCTATGATTCCAATGTTCAGGAAATGTGCCGCAATGAGGGGCGCCGGGAGTTTGGGCTTTGGATTGAAGAGACGCTTGACCGGGTAGACCCCGATTTAATTTATCAAATAGCAAAGGAGAAAGTAAATGTCAGATCCGACAGATAATGCCGCGGCCGGTGCCGCTGGGCAAACTCAGACCAACGAAAACGCCGAAGAGAAATCTTTGGCGTTTTCTTCTATGGAAAATCCGAATGAAGAAGAAAAGGCAGACACCGAGAGCGACAAAAACAAGGGTGCAGAAGGAAATTCAGAAAAAGAAGTCTCTTCTGACAAAGATAAGCAGAGTGAAGCCGAGACCGAAGAGGAAATTGACTACAGCCAGATTAAATGCCCGGACGGGTTTGAACTGGACAAAGACATTATGGCTCAGGTTTCTCCGGTTTTGAAAGAGTTGAAATGTTCCAAGGAAAATGCCGAGAAAATTGTCGCGGCCGGCGCCGAAGTCTTTAACAAGGCGATACAAGCACAGGCTGATGCCTATGCCCAAAAGGTCAGCGACTGGGAAAAGGAAACCAGAGCTGATGAGATTCTCGGCAAAGAAGAGAACATTGCAATCGCCAATCGGGCCGTTTTGGAGTTCGGCGACGAGCGGCTGACTAAAGAGATTATAGAAGCAGGATTGGGTAACCATCCGGCTTTTGTAAGGTTTTGCTATAAAGTCGGCAAAGCCATCTGTGAAGACCAGGTTGTGAACTCGACCGGGTCAGCAACAGCATCTAATCGCAATGAGCTTGGCGAGCCGGTGCTGCAATTTAAGAGTATGGATTAACTTAAAAGAAAGGTTAAAAAATGGCTACGAAACTAGTTAATAAGCTGTCGTTGCTTGAACTTGCCAACCGCATTGCACCGAACGGTGACATGGCAACGATTGCCGAAGTGATGTCTCAGGAAAATCCTATTTTGCAGGATATTCCGTTTATTGAGGCAAACGGCGGATCTGTTCACAAAGATACTATCCGAACTTTTGTTCCGAAAGGCGAAAAACGCCAGTTTGACAAAGGTGTCGGCATTTCGGGAACCAAAACCGAACCGATTACCTTCAATATCGCCATGTATGAGAATTATTCTCGGGTTGATAAAGCCAAGTGCAATTTGGCTCCGAATCCGAAACAGTTTCGTATGGACGAGGCTAAAGGTATGATTGAGGGATTGGCGCAAACATTGGGTGATGCTGTCTTTTACGGCAATTCAAAAATAGATCCCGATGAGTCTGACGGTTTGGCTGTTATCTGCGGCAAAATTGACGACCGCCGTGTGATTAATGCCGGCGGTACCGGCGACAATCTGACCTCTGTCTATATTGTGCAATGGGATAAGGTTGAAGCCAAAGGCATTTATCCGCGCGGCTCAGCAACCGGCGGTATTACTCACGACGATTTAGGCGAAGATACGGTAACCGATGAAAACGGTAAAATGTATCAGGCCTATGTCGACCATTTCCAGTGTCATATGGGGCTTGGCATTACCAACCCGAAACGTGTTGCCCGAATCTGCAATATTCCGGTTGACCCGAAAGAAGGCGAGAAAATCAATCTTTCTAAGATGATTATCCGTGCTCTGAACAATATGAAGCAGCAGGGCAAAGGTGCCGTGATTTATGGTAATGCTACGGCTATCAACCTGCTGGACATTGAAGCTTTGAACAAGGCAACTGTTCAGTTGGAGGATGCGTTCGGTATGCCGGTTACGCAGTTCAGACCAGGCAACCCGATCAGACTTTGTGAGGCTATTCTGGATTCGGAAGAACAGGTTGCCTAAACAAAACAAGGCGGGGCTGAAATCATCAGCCCCTTTTTTATAACTCTAATTAAGGAAAAAAATATGCGAGACAGTTTGTTGGTATATGCCGATAAGATGGAGCCGCGGGCAACCGGAGCTTCTGAATCGGATGTAATCGATTTTGGCGAAGGCCGGTCAGATTACGGAAAATCAGTTCCGAGCAACTTCTTTCAGGTTCGTGTGACCGAAGCTTTTGCTTCCGGCGGCGCTGGTACGTTGAAAGTGGAATTGAAACACTCGGACGATGGCAGCGATTTTTCAACCGCCATTGCAACGCAAGACATCGCCTTGGCGGGTTTGAGCGCCGGTGCATTGCTTATCAGCCAGCCGCTGCCGGTCGGCTTTAAGCGTTATTCTAAGGTTGTGGCAACGGTCGGAACGGCGGCAATGACCGCCGGTGCCGTTACCGCTTGGGTTGGCGAGAGAATGGAGGCTTAATGCAATGGCAAATAAAAGATATGTCTGCGCTCAGGCCTGCCAGTTGGGCGGCAAGCGTTATGAAGTCGGCGAACCTTTGGCCGACGGCGTTGAACCGAACAGCCATTTTAAGGACACCAAAACCGGGGAAATGGTGAAAGCCAAGCAGCCGGAGCCGGCGGAAATTCTGGCTACTGAAAACCAGTCTGCGGCGGAAGTTAAGGAGCAGCTTGAGGCTTTCAAGGACTTGGTTGGTGAACACTTAGCCAAGTTTGACAAGCGGATTTCTGTTTTGGAAAAAGCTTGTGCCGAAACCAGAAAACCCGATGTTTCAGCCAAGTCCAAAGGCGGAAACAAAGGAAAAGAGCCAGAGGTTAAGGACAAAGAGCCTGAGGCCAAAGAAGAACCGGATGGGAATGAAGACATTGTTTCCGACAATAATGAACAGTCGGGCAATAGTCCTGCTCCGGATTCTTCATCCGGCAACTAAACTGAATAATAAAAAGGCGTTTGAGAAATCAGGCGCCTTTTTTTACAGGGAATGAACAATGGATAAGACACAATTTTACAACATGTCGCTGGGACTTATATCCCACGGTGAAATCATTGATATTTCGGGAAATGACCCTAAAGCGCAGAAATGCAGGCTGTATTTTGAACCGGTGGTCGAAACGGCACTTTCTTATTATAACTGGTCATTTGCCCGTAAAATGAAGATCCCGGCAATGTCTGCGGAAACATACGATGGTTTTAAGTATTGTTACGTTTATCCAAATGAAGCCGTAACAATCTGGCAGTTCCGCGATGAAGATGGAAATCTGCTTGATTTGAACGGCAATGCGGCGATTGTATTGTCAGAAAATGAAGCCAGCCGCTTAATTCTTTCAAATTATAAAATTTCAAAATTAATTTTTACAACCAAGCTGCTGAATCCGGAAATGTGGCCGGCAGCTTTTGCCGAGGCAACGTCTTATCTTTTGGCAAATAAGGTATGCGAGGCGATTGCCGCCTTGAAAAAAGAAGCCCAGAGCAAATACGAACAATATGCTTCTTTGATTGAGATGGCTAAAAGCTACGACGTTGAGAACGAACTCAAGTTTTTTGATAAAAACCTGCATGAAGGTTACAAAATTTACAACGGGGGAATATTCTGATGGGAATGGAAATTGCGCAGGTTTCTTTTAATGCCGGCGAAATCAGCCCGGCATTGTATGCCCGTACCAATTTGGAAAAATATGGTTCTGCCGCCAAAATTCTGCTTAACTTTTATGTAAAGAAAGAGGGCGGCTTGGACAAGAGACACGGTTCATGGTATGTCGGAGGTGTACAAAACAACGGTTATCCGTCCCGCCTGCGTCGTTTTCAGTTCTCTCAAGACCAAGGCTATGCGCTGGAGTTTGGCAATAAAGTGTTAAGAATTATCAGCGAGGGAGGTTTGGTGGCAGCAAAGGACAGCACCGAACCGTATGAACTGGAAACCGCATATGACATAGATGAAGTGTGGCAGATGAAGTTTGAACAGTCGGCCGATGTGGTTTATATCACGCATCCACTGCATGTTCCGCGGATGTTAAAACGCTATGATCATAACCATTGGGAATTTGAAGATATGGTTTTTGTTCCCAAAACCTCAACTCCGGCCAATCTCAAAGCCACAGGTTCCGGTTCCGGGAGGACATATAAATATAAGGTGACGGCAATTGATGATAAGTCCGGCGAAGAAAGCCTGCCGGCTTCGGTTGAAATCACCAACGGCGAACTCTCAGCAACTAATAAAGTCACACTGACTTGGAATAAAGTGGAAGGCTGCGGAAAATATAATGTTTACCGGCTTTATTCCGGTATGTACGGTTGGATTTCGACTGTGGTGGCAGACGAAGGGGCTGCAACTATCAGCATGGTGGATGAAAATGCTGAACTTGACTATAACACCACACCGCCGACCAAAAGAAACCCGTTTGACGGAGAAAACAAATATCCGAGCGCCTGCGGAATCCATGAACAGCGTATGGCGATGGGGGCGACATTGGAAGATTTTGAATTGGTTGAAGCGTCCCGTTCCGGTTGTTATAATAATTTTACGATGTCAAATCCGATACAGGACAATGATGCAATTTCAGTACGGGCAACAGGTAAGCAGGTTAATACGATATATCATTTTATATCGCTCAACGATTTGCTGATGACGACCGCCAACGGTGTCTGGAAGCTAATGCCCGGCGAAACCGGATTCCTCTCAGGCAAAGACCCGAATATAAAACAGCAGAATACCTGGCCTTGTGATAATATTGAACCGCTGATTATCGGCAACATGGCACTGTTTTTCAGCGACGGACATATTCGGACATTAGGATATTCTTTAGCCAGCGACGGCTATGACGGCGAAGACATTTGCATTTTTGCCACGCACTTGTTTGACGGGCGCAAAGTGGTGGATTGGGGCTATTGCTCAAGCAAATATCAGGTTTGGATTATTTTTGAGGACGGACAAGCCGCTGTCTTGACCTTTATTAAGGAGCATCAGCTGGCGGCATTTACCCGCTATGTGACGGACGGATGGATAGAAAGTATTTGCCCGGTTAAGGAAGCAAGCGGAGAAAGTCTTTACGCTGTGGTTGTCAGAGAGGTAAACGGAACCGGTCAGCGCAGTATTGAACGCTTTGTCTTAGAGCAAAACATTACGTCAAAGGATTCGGATTACCTTTTTATGGATTGTGCCAGCGAACTGATTTCGGAAACCGATGTCTCGACCGTTTCCGGCATTGATTATTTGGAAGGACGAAATGTCGCCGTGATGGTTGACGGCGGTTATCAGGGGTTGAAAACCGTGATAAACGGGGAAATCACGCTCAATGTTCCCGGAAAGCACGTTAAAGTCGGGCTGCCCTATACGGCAATGCTGCGCACTTTAAGTGAGGATTATCCGACGGAGACATCAGCGACATCGCTCGGAAACAAGAAAAGAATAACGGCCGTTAAGTTTTTGGTGGAAAATTCCGGTTATTTCAAGGCAGCTCAGGTTGACGAAAATACCGTTAATTATGCAGAAACCTCGTTGACATATCAAAAATACGGCGAAGCTTATGATTTGATTAACGGATATAAGCGGCTGGATTTACTGGGCGGATATAATAATAACGGTGAAATTATCGTCATATCTGAGGATCCTGTGCCGCTGACGATTAATAGCGTGATTGCCGAGGTTACGCATGGAGGTTAAATGGCGATTTGCTGAAAAGGCTGATATTTCGGCTGTTGCAGCAGAAATGCGCGAGATTGATCGCAAGGAACTTGACTTGGCCGGCGGATGGGAGCCTCTTGAGGCGTTGCGGCACAGCTTTGAAACCTCAGCGTATTGCCGTTGTATTGAACTGGACGGGCGTCCGGTTGCGCTGTTTGGCGTTCGCCGGCCTTTTCTTCTGAGCAGGAAGGGACTGATTTGGCTTTTGGGGGCAAAAGATTTAGTCCGAATGAAGAAAAGCTTTGTTGAAAATTCAATGAAATATGTCAATGAAGGCTTCAAATATGCCGACTGTTTGGAGAATTATGTCTGGATTGATAATAAATTATCGATTCGCTGGCTGAAATGGTGCGGTTTTAAGTTTGACGAACCCCGGCCATACGGTTTGAAAAAAGCGTTGTTTTTACATTTTTATAAGGAGAAAGAGAATGTGTGAGCCAATGACTGCCGCGATGGCATTGATGGCTGTCGGAACCGGAATGCAGGCTTATGGAACCTATCAGGAAGGCAAAGCGGAAAGCCAAGCTAATAAATATAATGCCGAGATTATGCGGCAGAAAGCCAAAGATGCTGCCGATGCCGGAGAAAAAGAGAAACAAAAAGCCGCGTTGCAGAATAAACAGTTGCTTGGCCGGCAGATGGCGCAGCTGGCAGCGAACGGCGTGGATCTGACTTCCGACAGTCCGTTGGAGATTTTTCAGCAGACGGCGGAATGGGGGGAGCGGGACCGGCAGGAAATCAGCGATAATACGGCCCGCGAGGTTTGGGGATATAATTCTCAGGCCAGTTTATACGATGCCGCGGCCAAGAACGCCAAACGCGCCGGAAAAATCGGTGCTTTCTCTACTCTGCTTAATGGTGCAGGCAATTTGTTGTTTAAGGCAAACGAAGGCTTATTTAGCGAAGATATGAGTGTATATAATTCACATTATAATCCGGCAACAACAGTACCAAGTAGAAAACCAAAATATTAAGCTTGCGTTAATTGCCATTTATCTTATTATTTTGTTAAGGAGATGTAATATGAAACAATTAGCTAAAATTGAAAAAATATTAATAGTTCTTTCTGTTTTATGGGAACTGGTTTTGTTGGTTTCTATGTCAGTTATGTGGGAAGAAGACTATATTTTAGAATCTGGGATTGCTCATTTTATAATACTATCTTTGCCTATGTGGCTATATTGGGCTGGTGTTTGGATTTGGGGATTTGGTTTTTTGAAGAATTTTAGTAAAAAGTTTAGTCCTCTAAAAAATAACATAAAGACAAGGTTTTCATTCAATGGAATACTTGATAGGGGTAATTTTTTGGGACTATTCTTATTTTTTTATATTATTCCATACGCAGTATATGGATTGTCTCATGAAGAAGAGTTAGTTTTAATATCTTCTGTTCTATGTCTTTATGGATTTGTTAACATAATTATTAAAAGAGCTAATTCATTTACAAATACGCCTTGGTTTTTTGGTGGAGTATTTATTGTATTCTTTATTTTGACACTCTTAAAAGCAGGTTTAAATAGTGATGGGGTTACTTTGGATGATGCCTATCAACGTAACGATTGGACGTTGATTGTTTTTCAATCATGGTCAATTGTGGGATTGATTTGGCTTGGAATGTTTCTTTATCTATGCATAAAGAAAAGTAAAGGCAACGGTTGTCAGATATAGTCATAATGTTGTATTGACTTTGTAATGATTTTGTATTATATTTGTATTATATTTAAGGAATACAAAGGGGAAGTGAAATGAATACAATCATTCAAGCGCGGATTGATGCCGACAGCAAAAAAGAAGCAGAAGCCATTTTGAACCAGATGGGGATGAGCCTCAATGAGGGTATTCGCGTTTTTATCCGTCAGGTAATACATCATCGGGCTTTGCCGTTTCAACCGTCATTGGCAGATGAGCCAAACAAAGTGACACAAATGGCAATGCAAAGGGCCGATGATTATGTTTGCGGCAAAAATCGCGATAAGTTCAAAAAATTTGATACAGTCGATGATGCAATGGCAGATTTGCTGAGTGAGGAAGACTAATGCTAAAAATTGTCTATGATAACTTTTTCAAGCGTCAGCTGAAAAGCTGCCAAAAAAAACATTATGATATGCACCTTTTTCAGACGGTATTAGAGCTTTTGGCAAAAGAAGAGGTGTTACCGGCAAAATATAAAGACCATAGTTTGAGTGGTAAATGGAAGGGACACCGGGAATGCCATATTGAACCGGACTGGCTGCTTATTTATCAGACGACAGAAGATGAATTGATTTTAATTGCAACAGGGTCGCATGACGATCTATTTAAATAGAGTAACAAGTTAAGTTAATTAAAGCTCCGCTTAGGCGGGGCTTTTTTTATGGAGTGAGAAAAAATGGTTAATACCCGGACAGGTACAGTTGTGGTTCGTTCAAGAATGCCGGCACCGCTGGCTAATGCCGCTTCTTTTGGCGGCGGGGTAGCTAGGGCGATGCAACAAACCGGTTATGAAATGAACAGAACCGGCAGAATAATTGAGTATGAAGCCGACAAGCAGGCTCAAAAAGATGCCGTCAACCGGGGAATGGAATGGGAAAGCGATTTTGAAAGACTGCGGCGGGAAAAAGTTAACAGTGATATTTTGACCCGCAAAGGCAAGCAGGCGCTGGGTTCGACTGCCGAATGGGAAAAAGCCGCCGATGAGTGGTATCAGCAAAAGCTTAAAGAAGTCGGCAATGATTATGAGCGGCAAGCCTTAAATAATATGTATAACCGCCGTAATTCCGCTACGCTGGACACTTTAACCCGTTTTGAAGCTCAGGAGAAAGAGCGCTATTTTGACGAAAACACGACCTTTCGCGTTGAGTCAGCAATAGAGGACAGTTTGGCGAACTATAATGCGCCGGATCTGGTGGAGCAGTCTTTTAACTCAGGGTTAGCCGCTCTTAAAACCAATTATGCAGGACGCGGTGAAATTCTGGACGCTAAAATCAAAGAATATAAAGACAGCTTCTATAATGCTCAGGTAATGAAACGAGCCGATACGGATGCCGATTCCGCTATTACGTATTTTGAAGAGAATAAAAATAAGTTCTCCGAAACTGCAAAATCAGCGTTATCTGCGGTTTTGAAGAAAAGAAAAAACGAACAGGAAGAGCATCAGAAGAAAGAAATAAAAAAAGAGGCAATGCTTTGCATCTATGGGGATTCCGAAAGTTGCAACAATCTATTGGACAAAGCCCGCAGCGGAAAAATGTCTTTGGCTGAAATTGAAGCCGCTATGCCGGCAACAGCAGGAACCAGCTTCAAAAATCTGATTTACCGAATGCAGGGATATAAAACAGGCCCAAACAAGCTTGATGATATGGAGCAATTGGCACTCAAACAAAAAATTTATGAAGGTATTGGGGCAGTCACATCCAATAAAGAAGCTAAAATTGAAGACTTCAAAGAAATGCAAGACTTGATTTATGAGGGAATTGATAAAAAAGCACTCAAAGAAAGCGAGGGACGCCAGCTTTTGAATAACATATCAGTTCCCTTAATGAAAGTGTGGAAAGAAAAAATTGATAAATACAGCGATAACGCTTGGTTTGAAGAGGATTTAGGCACAGATGGCATTAATGATTGGCTGAAGGACAATTACCTGATTGGAAATGATGTTATTAAGAAAGAAGCAAAAGCACGGCGCCCTATATTTAATGCTGCAAATGCCAGAATAAAAACAGAGGCATATCAGCTCTATTATGACAATTTACAGGATATTGTAGATGAAACAAAGGGGCTGAATACGGTGGCCGACATTCTTAAGCTGAAAGAAAATGACCGGCGCCGGATTTATTCTGAAGCTCAGGAACGGGTAAAGCAGGAATTTGCGGTGCGCCGTTATCAATCTTTGCGCAATCAATCCGTCAATCCGACTTATATTTTGAGTAACCGAGACGGAATGGTACAAATCTCTGGTCGCCCGGAACAAAAGGCGGTTGGAAAGCCGCTAACCGAAAACAGAGTTGTAAAAGTAGCTTATGACAAGACTAACGGCAAATACGGATTGGTTATGAGCGACGGCACTGTTAAAGAAGTCAGCCGAGAAGTTTATCAAACCTATGGAGGGAAAAATTAATGCCTTGGGAATTTGAAGAAATTAGCGAAAATCAACGATTGCCGCAGAATGACAATCTGGCGCCGCAATGGAAATTTGAAGAGGTAAATATTCCGGCACAGACTGTTCTTGATGATGATACGGGTGATGTTTATGCCGTTCCGGTTAGTTTTGATGAGGCAGACACTCGTTTTGCAATTGCAACTCAAGCTAAAGGCGAAAATAAAGCAGATTTTTTCGGTAAAGTAAAAGCGATGTCAAAAGATGCGTGGGATTTTACACAAAATTTAGGTGATAGTATAGAAGAGATGTTTCAAAGCGCAGAGCGTGGAATTGTCAGCCATATAGGGGACGCGACCGATACCGCGCTGCATGCTATGTATCATGTGCCGGAAAAAGCAAAGATGCTGGAAGAAGTCAACCAAGGCGACTTTTCGCGCTGGGGAGAAAATCTTAGTGATGAAGAAAAACAGCGAATCAGTGATAAAATAATAGAGGCAAATCGTTGGATTTCCGAATTGCGTACAAAGAATAAAGCTTTTTGGGATAAAGGCAAAGAGGTTTTACGCCCGGAAGCCGAAATGGACAGTACAGACCAATTGTTTGAAGGTTTGGGTAGCGCCGGAGCATCTATCGGAGAAGCTGTTGTTGCGACAATGGCAACTAAAAATCCGAACGTTGCGGCAGGGTTGATAGGCACTTTATACGGAAGAATGCGTTATACCGAATATTTTGATAAAGCCCGAGAAGCCGGGATGGATATTGATGAAGCTGATTTTAATGCTACGATTGCCGGAACAATAGAGGGCGGCATTGAGTTGGCCGGCGAACGCTTATTAATGGGAATTGCCAAATTTAAGCCTATTCAGGATCTGGGAAGACGTGTTGTCACTTCTGCGGCGGTCAAGGCTGCACAAAGCGCAGTCGGGAAATCCGCCATAAAGAAAATAGGCAGCCGTCATACAAACAGTATCTTTGCCCAATCTCTCAAAGGATTTGCAGCAGAGGGAGGTGAAGAAGCAGCACAGACTTATCTTGGTATGCAATTTGAAAACATGACAGGTGTATCTGACTATTCAGATGATGAAATTTTAAGAAATACATTGTTTTCTTTGGCAGTAGGCGGTTTAACAGGTTCCGGTGCTGCAGCTGTCGGCACCAGCGTTTATAATAATCGCAACCGCGCTGTTAATAATAAAATTAAGAAAATATTGGAAACGGAAACGCCGGAACTGACACCACAAGAAAGTCAGACAATGGCAGATGCTGTTCAAGAAATGCTTTTTCAGGAAACAGGCTCGTATGTTCAGGAAATGAACCGTGTTTTACAAAAAGAATTAGATATGGACGTTAATCCTGAGGGGCTTGATGTTGCAAGCATGACAGAACAAACCCGCAAAATCTTAAAAGAAAAATATCAGATGAGTGATGAGGAGATTAACAAAACAATCAAAGCATCATTGGGAATGATTGACGCCCGCAATCAGTTTAATGAAGCCTACAATACTTTTTTTGAAGGATTGTCCACTGCCGGCCGTTCAGGAAATTATGCCGATGCCGAAGCCCGGATATTGGCAGCGCGTGCGACTACTTTGGCCAGAGCAGAAAAAACGGATGTTAAAACTGTGCTCGAGCGCTGGAATTTGCGTTTTCAGCAAGAGAAATCATCTAATTTGCAAAAGGATGAAAACGTACGGGAACAGGCGATGTATAAAAGCAAGTTCGGGGATTTGAGAAGTTTTATCGATGACATTTTTAACCGTCCTGAAGATACAAGTGCAAGGTATTTTGCCAATGTTTCAAAAAGCGGAGTTAATTTTGACATTCCTCGAGATACCGTGTTACACGACAGAAAGCATGCTTTAACGGCTGCAGAATGGTCAGAAATCGCAGATAACATTGATAATATTGAAAATGTATCTTTATCATCTAAAAAAAGATTTGACGGGCAGCCGGTACTGATGAAAATATCAACCCCAAGCGGAAAATACGGTATTGTGTTTGAGCACATGAAAAAAGGGCGCAATATTATTACGACTGCTTTTAAGGACACGGATGCAAATATTGATCACTGGATAAAAAGCAACTCCGCCAGAGCGATGCAAACGGCACCCGCTACCCAAAAGGGACTGCTCTCTGGTCGGAGTATGTCTGATATTATAGCAGTTTTGGATGAAAATGTCAATAAACCTATGGCACAAGGCGAGCAAAACCCACGCGGAGCATATCAGCGGAACAATCAGGAGAGTATCATTTATTTATTTGAAAATGCCGATGCCTCAACCGTTATTCACGAGTTGGGGCATTTCTTTTTGGACGATATGCGCCGTTTTTCGGATAATGAGACAACCAAAGCGCAGTTGGATGCCATATATGAATATGTCGGTTCGACCGACGGCAAACTGACCGAAGAACAGCACGAGTATTTTGCCAATTCTTTTGAAGTGTATCTGTTGGACGGTCGAGCACCGAATACGTTGCTGGGCAAAGTGTTTGCGCGTTTCCGCAAATGGATTGGCGGCATTTGGTCGGAAGTACGCCGTTTGGACGGTATAAAACTCAATGATGATATTCGCAAGACTTTTGATGATATGCTGGGCGGGCGTTCTCTTGACTTTGCAATGCAGGTTTCTGGGCAGAAAATGGCGGAATCTCTTGAGAGCGGCATAATTGCACCTAATGTTGTCAGCAAGGCAATTCGGCTTTTGGATGAAGGTAAAATGAGCCGAGCCGACATGGATGGTCTGATTGAGCGCCTGAAAAACGGAGAATTGAAACGCAAAGACTTTAATCTGGAGCTGAAAAAGTTTGACGATGCTGCCAAAGGGCCGTTTGCCGGACAAAAACTTTCTCAGGATGATTTGAACTTTTTTATGAAAAAACTGTCTGCCGGGTATGAATCTGCCAAAAAAGCAATGTATTTGCTGAAAGTAGGCAAAATGTCGCAAGCAGATATGAAGGATTTAATAGCCGGTTTGAAATCTGGACAGTTAAATTATTTTGATTTTTCAGATTTTCTAAAAAGATATGAAAACAGCAACCGCATTCACAGCGAGGTAGTGACAGATAGAGACCGCGCATATTATAAAAGGCAGTTAGAGGCCGGAATTGTCGATTATCCGTCTGCCATGCGTGCCATCAATATGCTAAAGGAAGGAAAGATCAGCAAGAAAATATTAAAAGGTGTCATCAAACAAATGGAAGACGGGGAAATCAGCCCGTGGCGCCTTTATCCTGAAATTGCCGAGTATGATGTTACTAAAAAGCAGAACCGGGAAGCTCTTAATCCGTTTGATAAAGTTAAATATAAAGAACTTTTAAGCCGTGGAAATTTCAGCAAAACAGAAGTTGTTGAAAAAATTAATCAGCTGTTAAAATGGACGGAGCCGAGAACACAGGGCGGAAAAGTTGTCGGGCGTTTTCCGAATTTGGAAATGAACCGTAAGTTCGACCATATTCGCGAACTGATGGCGATGACCAAGGAAGAGGCACGCGAAAAAATTGCCGAAAACGTAAAATTGATTAATGCAATGATTCGTGGTGAAGAGACCGGCGACATGAACAGTTTGGTTTTTGATAATAAAATATTGTCAATACCGGCCAAGAAAGCCGACGCTACCTTGTTGCTCAATATTTATAATGCAATTGCAGACAGCTATAATGCAGGACGGCTGACAACGGCAATTACTGCCGAAGCCAAACGTAAGCGCAAAGCAAGGATGATCGGCGAGGCGGTAGATGTTTTAACTAATGGCGGTACAGTCGATTGGCGGCGAGAGCGCAGCAAGGCAAGACAATTTATTAACCAACTGGGAACCAGCCAGATGTCATGGGGCGGACTGCTGGATATTCTATCAATGAATGATAAAAGCTCGAAAACCGGTCAGGGTGCGCTTAACCGCAATCTGGACGTATTTGAAGCTGAACAAGCCGAAGCGCTGGGAGTGGCTGATGATGGCGAAAAAGCATCACGTTTGATTGAAAAAAAACTGGCCAATGCCGACAATTCTGGAATTTCGCTCAGTCGTTATGTTAATGAGGAACTCAAAAAAGAGACAACTATTGAGTGGGGAAATAACCGTCGGACATTTACCAAAGACCAGTTATTAGACATTTGGATGAAGTCGCAGGACCAAGAAACCCGAAAATTGATGAAGAATGACGAGGTATTGCAATATAATGACGACTTTTTGGCTGAAATCAACGAAGTATTGACGGCACAAGACAGAGCGGTGGCAAATGCCTTGTTTGAATTTTATGATGACAATTACCAAAAGATTAATGCTTTTTATGAGGACAAATATGGCACCAGCCTCGGAAAGCGGCCTTTTTATTCCCCGCGTTCGATAGATCGGGGTGGAATTAACGTTGACACCGGTGATGTGTCAAATTATGCAGGCTTCTCAGGAGTGAAACAACGGACAGCCAAGGCCGGAGCTGTCAAAATTAAAGGAGCTTTTGCCGTTTTACAAGATTATATTGTCAATTCCAACCACTGGATTGCATGGTCGGACAAACTCATCGACATCAATGGGGTAATGGGGGACGTTAAAGTTAAGAACATTATTCGCAATTTGTTTGGCAAAAAGATGGAAAGTCGTATTGGCTATGAAGTTTCACGAATGGCCAGTAATGATAAATTTCAAAATAAATTTGGCTATGGCGAATTATGGAACAAAATCCGTTCTAATTACGCTGTGTCGGTTCTGGCTGTCAAACCGGCATTGATGATTAAACAGCTGACCTCTTTTCCGGCTTATTGGGAACATATGAGTACGGTGGAATTTATGGAAGGGCTGAAAGATTTTGCGGCTCATCCGAAAGAAGCCGTAGAAACGTTGGGCAATACAACGTTAATGAAGACCCGAGATGTGAACATCATCAAAGATTTTGCAGAACTGTCGAAATTGGAACTTTTCAAGAAAAATACCGGCAAAATAAAATTGCGCGAATTAATGATGGCCAATATTAAACTTGGTGACCGCGGAGCAATTTATCTCGGCGGCTGGGCGCTTTATAAAGCAGAACTAAGAAAAAATCTGTCTGCCGGGATGAACGAAACAGAAGCCAAGAAAAAAGCGTTGGAAAAATTTGAACGTGTGACAGATGAAACACAGCAGTCTGGTCGCTTAAGCCAGCAAAGCTATTGGCAGAGCAATCCATTTTTGCGGGCGTTTACAATGTTTCAGAGTTCACAAAACCAATATCTGCGTAAAGAAATCAATGCGGTGCGCGGGGTACTTACCGGACGTATGGATAAAATGCAAGCAGCCAAAACCTTATTTATCTTTCATGTGTTGTTGCCGTGTTTCTTTCAGTGGGCGTCAGATGGGTTTGACTGGGACAAAAAGGCTCAGCTGCGTGCAGCTTTGTTGGGATCACTTAATGGAATTTTCCTGCTCAACAGTGTTTTAGAAAATGGTTTGGATATTGCGCTGGGTACAGCTGATGCTTGGCAGGCAACCCGGATGGGAGTTCGGGATGTCGTACCTTTTTGGGGGAGCGGCGAAGATCTGGCTAAGTTCTTTATAAAGATGGCGGAAGGTGAAATTGATGTTGAAGAATATATGGATGTCATTAAGGCGTTTGGCAAACCAGCGGGAGAATTGAGCGGGATTCCGGTTAAATATCCGCTGGACGTTATCAAAAACTTTGGCAGTTATGCCGAGGAGGGAGAATATTTCAAAGAAGTGTTGTTGTGGCTCGGGTGGTCACCTTATGCGCTTAGAGAGAAAGACGAGGAATGATTTAAGTTTTAACAGGGGGCTTAGCCCCCTTTCTTTTGGGAGGATATAAAAAAATGGCAGTCAGTACAGAACATACAAAAGATATTTTAATGGGAGACGGCGTTAACACAAAGTTTCCTTTTACGTTTCAGGTTATTGAAAAAGCCCAGATTCACTGCTTAAAAGTGCTAGCTTCCGGTGAGGAAATAGAACTTTTGAACACGGAATTTGAGATAAAACTGAATGACAACGGCGGAGGAGAAGTGACTTATCCGTTGGTCGGAGAGCCGTTGGCAGAAGGTTGCAAATTTATTATTTACCGCAAAACGGAAATCAAACAGGACTATACTCCGGCAAACAGCACGACGTTTAGTGCCGAATCAATCAAAAACGAGATTGACCGTCTGACAATGCAAAATCAAGAACAGGAAGAAAGCTTGGAACGGTGCGTCCAGACTACAATGGGGTCGGAAGCGGACCCTTCAGAATATCTGGAAAATGTTAACGAAATGCTGGCAAATGCAAGAGAATTGCAAGAAAAGGCCGTTGCTGACAGCCAGCAAAACATTGCAGATGCAAAAAAACAGGTCGATATTGCTACGGAAAAAGCCGCGGACGCCGCGTTGAGTAAAAAAAATGCAGCAGAATCCGCACAAAGTGCCGCTGATGCCGTTAATGGGTTTGATGCACATGTCTTGGAAAAAACGACCGAGTTTGACACTAATGCTCAAGAAAAGACAAAGGCTTTTGACAATAACGCGAACATCAAGCAGACGGCAGTAGACAATAGCGCCGCAAATGCAGAGTATTGGGCTAAAGAAGCTCAGAAAATTTATAATCGGACGGATATTCAGTCACAATCAATTTATCAGGAGAGGGTTATCTTGGATAGTCCCGTAATTGTATTGCAGGAAAGAAAATGCCGGTATTTTCGGAATGTTGCCTCCGGTGACGCTTTTACAATCGACATCAGCAATGTCAAGCAAACGGATCGGGATATTACCGTAGATTTGATTCTAAATATGCCTTCGGTTGTGCCGTTCAGCTTGGCAGCCATTGTTCCGGATGATTCAAAATGGCTGGGCGGGGAAGCCCCGGACTTTTCCGACCCCGGCGAACATTGGATTGCTTTTGTTTCATCGGACGGCGGCGTTACCTGGCGCGGCTCTTATGAAGGGATATTTGTATCATGACAATCAGAACAGCATCCAAGCCCCTCGGCGGCGGGCTAGTTATTGATACAACTCCGGTTCGTTTTGAATACACCGGAGAGCTGCAGGAATATAAAGTTCAGGTCGGCGTTAAGAAACTAAAGGTCGAATGTGTGGGTTCCCGAGGATTTAACGGCGGAAATGGCGGTAAAGTAGAATGTGTGCTGGACGTTAGCTCTGTACGAAAGCTGTATGTCTGGGTCGGCGGTTATGCTGCTGCAGTTGATGAACAAATCTATAATGCTTCAGATATTCGAACATCGGCAGAGGGAATTACAGATGATACATCCCTTCATAACCGCTTTGTTGTTGCTGGTGCCGGTGGGGCTTATGGTGGAGGTTATGCCGCCGGCGCTGGCGGTGGATTAGTTGGCGGCCAAGGCGGATGGGATATTATTACCACCGGTTATCCCGGTACACAAACAGCCGGCGGAGCGCATTCCCGCAATAATCGGGGATCTATCCAAGGAACGCCTAACTGGGGGCAAAACGGAACTTTCGGATTAGGCGGTGCAGGCCCATATGTCGGCGGTTCCGGCTGGTATGGTGGCGGTTCCGGTGGTTATGCCTATGCCAGTAAAGCAGGAACACAGCGTTCGGGTGGCGGCGGGGGGTCCATAGGTGTTAAAATGATATATCCGGCGCC